CTTGGAGATAAGTATGTTGCTCAGTACGGTGACTTCATTGAAGTTACTGTGAACAAACAAAAGTATCTCTGGCCTACTCGTCATGCTGTTCAAGAATTGTTCCGCATTTCTTATGATATCCCCTTCATTGTTTTCTGTTATATTGTTGAATTTGATGGAACCACAAACCATAGCGGTAGTGCCCTCACTGCTTTGATTAATGAGATTAACAATCTCGGTTTGTGGGTTCTGTATTTCGCTGACTTGCAAGAAAAAGCTGGACATCCGAACCCCTATGATGCCCAACGTTTTTGTAGTTGTGTTGAATGTACTTTCCACGGTGATGATCTTGTCGTTGCCAATTTTGATCCAACAATAGATATGACCAGTTCTGGTTTTCGTGACTTTGTTAAGCCCCTCGGTTTTATTTTCACTCCCTCTGATAAAACAACCGAGTTCAAAGAACACAAAACCATTAAGACCGTTCAGTACCTCAAAAGGTTCCCTGCCTTTGTGAACGCTTCTATTTCTGGTGAACATGGTTATATTCGCGCCCAGCGTCCTATTAAAGACATCTACCAAGCTCTTTATTGGTGGGGTGTCAAACCAGAAAGAATGTCCTCCAAAGGAGTTTTGTTACCTGCTGAACCCTTTGACCACATATGGTGCATCTCTGTGCTTGATTCTTGCTTAAAAGATATATCTCATTATCCAAGAGATATCTTTAATGCAGAACGACGTAAGCTCATTGTCGTTGCTGAGAAACTTGCACTTATGTGGCGTCCCAAAGATTATGATTCTCTCCTCGTCGAATGTGGTTTTGAACTACTAGTCGACCGAAAGGATTTTGATCTCTAACTCAGCACGTCGCGTGGACGTTAAACACCTTGATCAGGTAGTTCCTCACCGTTCTACTGTTTACATCATGCGGCCTAGGTGACTATGTACCCCACCTATGAATGCCTTCCTGTACATGCTGATACGACCCAAGAACTCCAAACAAACACTGCCGTAAAGGCTCCAGATGCTAATGCTGGTCCCAATACGACAACTGCTGACCCTGTCCCTACTACAAACACCATTCGCTCGATCTCAGAGTTTGATGCTTTGTATTCCCCTGAAAATCTTATTGTTCCTGATTCGATTTTCGAACGTCCTCAACTCATTAGACGCATCCCTTGGGCTGCTACTGATGCTGTTCATACCGACCTGACAGCAGGAGGTATCCCGATCCAAAGTTCCCTTATGCACTTGACCACCTCAGGTCTTGCTGTCAACAACCCTCAAGCTCGATTTCTGTCGGCTTACCACTCGTGGAAAGCTGACATTGAAGTTACGGTTTGGGTTAACGGAAACGCGAATTGCGCTGGTTTGCTCCAGTTTGCGACTCGTTTTGATCAAAATGCTAATCCTATTGAATTCTGCTCGAGTTGTTGTGATCCATTTAAGACCTACCTTAGCCCTCAAAGTGACCAGAAAGTTAAGTTCATTATACCGTATAAGTCTGCTCGCTGGAGACGAAACGGTAATGATCAGCACGACGCATGGGGACGACTGTATTGTTTCATCGTCCATCCCCTTGTTTCAGCTGCATCTCTCTCTCCTCCTGATATTGAGATCGTTATTACTGCTACTTTCCTGAAACCACGCATCCAAGGCCCTACTATGGTTGCTTACCAATCCGCT